CCGCTGTTCTCCTTCAGCTCAGCCACGCGGTTCTGCTGGTAGACGATGGTGTTGGAGGGCAGCGGAGCCGTCTCCAGCTCCATAAAGCCCCGCTCGTCCAGCCGTCCCGTGATATGTACCACGTCCTTCGCCGTGTCCAGCAGCTCGTCCTCGTTCACGCCCGCCGTGTCCGAGATAAGGTAGCGTTTCTTGGCCGCTGCCAGCGTGTTCTCGTCCATGGCCTGGGTCATCCGGTCGATGGCGTCCTGGGTGTCCTTCATCACGTCGATGTACCCGAAGCCCGCCGGGCTGTTCTCCTCCACAAAGAGCGGGTCGAACACAAAGGGGTATTTTCCGTGGTCGTAGAAGCCCGTCTCGGCCATCGCCGGGTCGTTCTCGCTGGCGTAGAGCACCACGCCGTTGCAGAACTTGCAGTAATGCACCACGGTCTGACTGCCGGGCTTCTCCCGCTTGTAGTACCAGTCCACCACCACGCTCTTTTCGCTGGTGTCGATGTTCTGGTCGCTGACGTACTGCCCCACGGTGATGCCGCTGCTGCCCGCCTTGCCCTCAAGCTGAGGCCACCGGGCCGCCAGACGGTCGTTGTCGGCCAGCGCCAGCGAGAAGAAGTTGGCCGAGTCCTGGATGTCCTCCACGCCCGGCTCCCAGTAGAGCATCAGAAGATCCATGCTCCGGATGGCGATGTCCCCAAGGCCCTCCCGCAGCGCCGGGTCCCAGAAGATGCCCTTCACGCCGGTACCCTGCTTGAGCTTGCGCCACCAGGTGTCGCTGTATACGCTCTCGTAGTCGGCCTGCTCCAGCACCACCGGCAGAATGTCGGAGAGGAGCTTCGCCGTCTCCTCGTCGTCCTGCGCTCTCGGCAGCACGTTGGGCTCCGGGTAGTTGTCCATGGCGTCGGCGTGCTTGTTTGCAATGGAGTTGAACAGCCACCCCGTGCTGGGGGCGCGCTTGCCCTCCATCACCCGGTTGCCGTACTGCTTCCAGTGGCCCAGCTTGTACCATTCCTCGTTGTCGATGATCCGCTTGTCGAGGCTGGCCTTGGCCGACTTGTACTTCTCCAGCACAGCCATCGCCTCGCTGATCTCCTTCTCGCCGATGGGCTGCTCTCCACTCAGTACATCCGTCAAGCTCTCACTTCCCACCGCAGCGGAGCCCGGCATTTCGCGCCCCATCAGACCTTCCTCGTCCGAATCTGCCTGTCCGGCCTGCCAAGAACTTCCCTCGGTAGGGGAGTTGTCTGCCGAAGGAAGGCCGAGAGGTTTTTCCCGGGCCATTGCTTCCAGCAGCTTTCTTTCCGTTTCGTTCATATCCTCATAAACCTCGTCTTGTCCTTCCTCGGGTCCATATCCAGCGGGTCGTCCAGCATGGGCGGCGGCTGGGTGTGCTTTGTGCCGCTGATGGGGTTCTCCATCAGCACATACCGGCACTCGTCGTAGATATGATCCTCCTGCGTGGTGTCGATGTCCTCCACGTTGCTCTCGTCATAGACGAGGTTCGGGATGGTGCGGATGAAGTGCTTGCAGGTGTTGAAGACCTGCAGCATCGGCCTTCCGTCTTCGCCGAAAGCCAGCCGGTAGTGAAACTGCATCTTTCCCGCCAGACGGGTGTGGTCGCCGGGCATCCAGTGCAGAAAGTTCGGGCTTTTCTCCTGCATGTCCGCGATGCTCTCGCCTCGGCTCTCGTCGAAGATGGCCGGGTCGGCCACGCCCAGGATGACCCGGCCTTTCAGCAGCGGGTCGTTCTGCTCCGCTTCCCGGATCATCCGCGCCTGCTCCATCGGGTCCTTTCTCAGGCCCTCGTTGGGCGTTCCGGTGCAGCCGTAAAGCTCCTTGATGCGGTAGAGCCGCCCGCGCTCGTCCGCTGCATACCACCCCACCGAAAACGGCTTCGAGAAACCAAAGTCGTATCCCCTCCATATCTTCCAGTGCTCCGGGATGGGGAACGGTTCGATGACGTGGGTCCAGCGCTGGTCTTCATAGTGGTTCGGGTCGTTCCGCCACTCGGTGAACACCTGTCCCGAAAAGCTGTCCCAGTTTCCGTAGAGCAGTGCCTGCTTCTCGGCCTCCGGCAGCGAGGCCAGTGTGCCGATGTAGCCCGGGTCGTTTTCCAGCAGCGCCGGATTGTCAAAGACGGTGGACGGGATAAAAATGCGGGTGCGCCGCCGGGTGATCTCTCCCCCTCCCGGCGCTTTTACCTTCACCAGCTGTACTATCCTCGTCCCGGCCGGCGCCGGGCTGATAAACCGTGCCTTCACCCAGCCATGCCCTACGCCGCCGGGGTTTGCCGTGGCCCGGATGTACACCCGGGTGCCGGGGCCGGAAGGGCGGTTGCGGCTCATGACATAGCTGTATTCGTCCCAGGTAAAGTGGGTCAGCTCGTCCACGCCGATAAAGTCGAAGGCTTTGCCCTGATAGTTGTACTTGTCCTGTGTATGGTTTAAGCTGCCGAAATAGATCTTCGCCCCGCTGGGGAAGGTCCAGCAGTGGCTCGAGCCGTTGTACCTCGCTTTGGGAAATACCGGCTTGTAGTACCGCATGGTCTTGTCGATGAGCTCCGAAAGCTGCGGGTAAGTCTTGCGCAGGATGAGCGCCCGGTAGTGTGGGATGTGTACCTGCCGCAGCGCCTCGATGATCAGCGCGTCGCTCTTCCCGCCGCCGGCAGCTCCGCCGTACAGAGCCTCGTCCTCGGTGCGGGCCATAAACGCTGCCTGCCTCGGCTGCGGCGACCAGATCACGGGGCGTCCTCCGCGCCTTTTCTTCTCCACTCTATCTACCTCCCCTCTGTCGCAAGGCCCGGTGCTTCACGCCCCGCCAAGCTCTTCTTGTCTCGCTCAGACTTCCCCGGCCTGCCAAAGGCTCACCCCTCTGGGGGAGCTGTCGGCGCAGCCGACTGAGAGGGCTACTCCACCATCACCTCCGGCCCTTTTTCCTCCCGGCTCTCGGCTCCGATCTCCACCAGCGGTGGGGCATCGCCCTCGCTCTGGCTCTGGCCGGGTACCATTGCCGCGGCCTTTTCGGCCACGGTCATCAGCACGGTGGCCATGGCGGCTGCATTTTTGTCGCTCATCACGCGCTCACCGTACCGCTCCAGCTGAGCGTCCAGCAGCTTTCGCTCCTCGGCGTCCAGCTGCCGGTCGTAGCTGCCCTCGGCAGCGTACAGCACAAGCCCCGTCTCCGTGGCGTCCGCCAGCTCCTCGGCGTCGCTCTTGAGCAGTGTGCCTACCGCAAAGCAGCGGGCGCGGATGTCCTCGTCCAGCTTCCGGTGGAGTCTGGCCTGTACCTGCGCGGCCCGCTGGCTCTCGTCCACACGGCTCTGCAAATAGCTCACCTGCGCCCTCGCCCCGAGGCTGGCCCGGATCGCGATCTCCCGCGCAGCAGCCTGCCGCTCTTTTGCAAAGGCGTCGCTCCGGCCGGCTTCCTCGGCCATCCAGCTGCGGATGGTGCTCTCCGGTACGCCGTACCGCCGGGCTACCGCACAGATGGATCCAGACGACAGCATGGCCATCAGCACCTCGGCCCGCACCTTCGGCGGGTACTTCCGTCCCCGCCGGGTCCCTTTTACCGTGTTTTTGCAATACGCCCGCTTGGCCACTGCTCCACCTTCCCTCTGTCGCAAGGCCCACGCTTTTGCGCTTCGTCGGGCCTGTTTCGTCCCGCTCAGACTTCCCCGGCCTGCCAAGGGCTCCCCTCGGTAGGGGAGCTGGCGAGCGAAGCGAGACTGAGAGTTTTTCCTTTCCCAGCCTACCACGCCTCACAAAACAAAACTACTGCGGACATTTTGCCCGCAGTAGTTTCTTGTATGGCAAACAGGCCGGGTCTCCCCAGCCATCCTTCGAGAAAGGCTCCCCTCGCCAGGGGAGCTGCTTTGCAGCGCCGCCGTCAGGCGGACTGCAAGGCTGAGAGGTTTTCCTCTCACATCAGCCCTGCCGCCGCCGCATACACTGCCACGGTGCTCAGCGCCTCCAGCTCCTTGTGGTAGTAGGTCGTCCGCCCGATGTGCAGCTTCGCCACCACCCGTTCCTCCGGCATCCCGTCCAGATACCGCAGCTGTAAAAGCCGCCTGCATACCGGGTCTTCGGCCTCGTAGTAGTCCATCGCCAGCGCGATCACACCCGCCCAGTCGCTTTTTCCCTGTCCACAAGCCCGCAGCTCTGCCCGCACCCGTCGTTTCTGCTCCCTGGTCAATCCCTCGCCGCCTTTCTTCGCGCGCGTTAAAACGCAAAATACCGGTACTTTGTCTGTCAGGTGCGAACTTTCGCACCCTCCCGCTTTACCATCACCACATAGCAGCGCAGCTCGTCTGCGTCCCATCCCTCTTTTTCGTCGCCCGGCGCGTCCGGCTCCGGCACGACGCACCGCACAAACTTCCAGCCCGGGTATCTCTGCTCCCACCAGTAGGCGTTGTCCTTGCAGTCGGTGCAGCCTTTGCGCAGCTGCTTGCGGCTCCATCGGGTGTCGTTGGGGGCGTGCTCCACCGGCAGTGTCAGATTCCGCGTCTCGTACCACCTCATCTGTCCGTGCTTCTCGAAGTAG